TCATTCTGAAGCAAAAAAATTCTCTTCTCTCAAACTAATGTATCCGCTATCACCAAGAATAATATGATCCAACAATTGAATCCCCATCATTTCGCCACATTCTTCCATTCGTTTGGTAAATTGGATATCTTGTGGAGACGGTGTCGGATTGCCAGATGGATGATATAGTTTAGTGCAAATAAAAAAAGCTCTACTTCCCACGATTGAGAAGTAGAGCTTTTATATTAATAATTTAATGTTTGACCAGGATAAATCAAGTTAGGATTTGCTAATCCGTTTAATGTAGCTAAGGCTTGATAATTAGTGCCAAGTTTGGCTGCAATACTAGATAAATTATCGCCGTATTTAACCGTGTAGACATTACTTGTTGCCGATCCATTGACTTTCAAAACTTGACCAGGGTAAATAAGATTTGGATTTGTCAATCCATTTAATGCAGCCAATCTTTGATAGTTTGTTCCGTATTGATAAGCAATGCTTGATAATGTTTCGCCGTATTGTACCACATGAGTCGCTTCTGGTTGTTTATCAGGAACAGTTGCCGCATCTGGCAATAATTCAATATTGCCTTTGCTGATCCATGACAAGATACCTTCAAGCAATACTCTGCTCTCAGTTACTTCTTGTACTTTATAGCTGTTTCCTTTTACCCATTGCGGAATAGCTTCGCCAGTTGCCCAAGCATCAACACTAAATTTCACTTTAACAGTATCGCCAACTTTAACATCGGAACTTGGCGTATTTTCGACTTCTTCACCTGCATCAATTGCTGGAGTTTCGGTTTCTGGTTTGTCAGTTGCAGTATACCCGTTATCAGTAATACCTGTTAAGTCTACGTTACCATCTAACCCACCAGCAATATAAGTGGATGTAAATTGCCAAATTCCAACACCATCCATACTTGGGAAATATGCATACAATGGTTCTGGCGTTACTTCATAGCTAGGATAGGCAGCAATCCATAAAGAATTAGGGAACTCTTTAATAATTCGCTGATAGTCCACATATTGTAACGTAAAAGGCTTGTATGAATAATACATTGGTGTATATCCTGCTTGTTTAATACGGCGCATACCATATAGGATTGTTTCCGTATTTGCGTTTACGTCAGAACTAGCGCCATGCTCAAAGTCTAAAGCAACGATGGAATTTTTAGGCGTTTGAATACGTGGCAAAAAGTAATCCATTGTTGTTTTCGCAATGTCCATGTTTCCCCAAGTGTCATACCAAATATAGGTATGCGCACGTTTACCTTGTGCAATAGCACTTGCTACTTGCGTTTTATATGTGTATTGTTCATAAATACCGCTAGCATTGTAGCCACCAATCTGGGCAATAGCGAATTTATCATGTGCATAGCCAAAACGGCCTTGTTCGCCTTGATAAATCGCCCAGTCAACGCCTTGATCTCCTTTTGCAGCAAATACATTTAAAGGCATAAAAAATAGAGCGACAAGCGCTCCTACTAAAATTTTCTTTTTCATTTTTATTTCTCCTTGTCTTTTAAATTATATGCTGACACACCTGTTACTACTCCTAAAAAAGTTGCAATGGCATTGATAGTTAAAACAGCCATATCTGTTTGCTGCCAGCCATAGGCTTTGCCTAGTGTGGCAACCAAAACAGAACTTGCAGGAAGTACCGTTAGCACGCCCCACTTGATGATTTTGTAATACTTGTCTGGTAATATCATTTCTAAATTCCTCCTAAGTATTTCGTGATTAAATAAACAGCAACAGAAACACCAATTCCTGCAATTGTTCGCCACGTCCACTTTTGATTCTCTTTTATTTCCGCAATATCGCCTTCATTGTTTTTGGCCATTGAGAGCGCTATGTCTGCTTTCTCTCTTAATTGTTCATGATTATCCAACTTTGTTTCAATCCGTGCCAAACGATCGACGATTTCAATTAAAGGCTCATCTTTCAAGTTATCGTCTCCATCCCTCTAACAAAAGAACCGCCTAGCTTTTGCTAAACGGTTCACCTGTCATTTTAGTAAATTCATCTTCTGTAATACAACTAGGCACAAATTCTGCAACCTGCTCTGGAGTAAATAGTCCCCAATCATACATCAGTTTAATGTCATCATATGAATACATTATTTTGCACCTCCGATTTGTTCTTTAATAGCATCAATTTCTCTTGTATTTTGAAGAGAAGTAAGCATCGTCTTAGAATTGATTTGTGCAAGTGATTCTGCTTTAGCAGTTAGCTTTTCATTTGCTTGTTTTAACTCACTATTTGAAACTTCTAAGCCATTAGCAAGATTTTCTAACAAATTCAATTTTTTTGTATAATCCTGTGTCACTGCTTCTTCCCATTTTTGTTCTGAAAAGTTAAAAAATTGGGATTGTTCATTCACTAAATTTTCTAGTGGTTTCTCCTCTACAAATGGCAAGGCTACAACATAATCATCTTGAACTTCGAAAATTTGAAATCCTACTGGGTAGAGTACTTTATATATTTTTTTCATTTTATTATCCACTCCTATTTACGACGCATAACGCCGATTTCTCTAAAAACAATTTTTTTATTTGCTTCATTTAATGTGTTTGCAGTATCTCCTGTAATCACTAAAGATGTACCAGTTTTAGAAATAGATATTTTTTTATACGCTATTGTTGGGTCTGTTGAAGCAGAACCTATCCATGCAACTGCTGGTAATTCGTATTTTAATTTCGTAATATTCGGAGTAACTGGTATTGAGTGAACAATACCGCCACCGTTATCGTTGTAACGCGAGAATATCAAAACAATTTCATCCACATTGCTGCTATTTGAAATTGTTACTGATTGAGATTCTGTCAAATAAGCTCCAGTTCCATCCCAGTAGCCTTTCACCACCTCATAGGTCGGTTTTGCATTAACCGATACAGATTTACCACCGATTTGAATCCCATCTTGAAAATTCTTTGTCCCTAACACAGTCTCGTTTCCAACGGCCTTTACTAATTTTCCTTCCACGCCGTCAATAGCATCTGCATGTGTTTTAAGATAGACTGGTTTTCCTTTTTCTTTTAATTGAACAATATCTGTTGTCATTACACTTCTCCTACCTTTTCAAATGTAATTGCTGGCAATCCATCTAGTTTTGTTTTATCTTCTTTAGACATCAAGCCATTTTTTATTGAGGTTGCAACGTCTGTCGTTGTTGCATTTTGTCCTGCTGGACCTTGCGGACCAATGTCTCCTTTATCTCCTTTTGGACCTTGTGGACCTGGGTCTCCCTTTTCACCTTTTAATACTTCTGGTTTCCCTTCCACAGCATTCCAATGTGTTTGAGGAAATACCTGTGTTCCTCCTTGTTTTACTTTAACAATATCTGTCATTCAACTTCCCCTACTCTCTCAAACGTAATATCAGGTATTCTGTCAATGGCTTCTTGAACTTTTTGGTCAACATATTGTTGATTCACTCCGCCGCCATCGCCACCACCAGTTGCTGAAATAACACCATCTTCTGAAATAGAAATATTCGCTCCAGCAGTATAACCTTTCAACTCTTCCAGTTTCGATTTTAGTTCAGTGGTGAAATTTTGATCTGTTTGCTTTACCGCAGACAACGTTCCGTCTTCTGCAATTTCTAACAGTTGGCCAACCTTTATTCCGCCCAGTTCATCTGTGGTAGCGATTGGAAGAATGTACACGCCTCCCTCGCCATTTGACAACCGTTGAAACATTTCAGCAGTGATAATACCGTCTGTTTCTTCTGTCGCATAAGGAAGTTCTGTCAGTGCATTTTCTAAGCCTAAATCTGCTTTAGTGATAATTACTGCCCCAGTGTATCCATTAACAGATAATACTTTTGATTGACCCGCAATAATTTTTTCTAATCCTCGAACAGCGGATGCATGTGTAATAGGATAAAACTGACGTTCCACGCCATTTTCTTCGGTTTCCATCATTCGTTTTACTTTAACCACTTATTTCACCCACTTTTTCAAACACATAAGCGTTCTGTTTTGTATCATCAACTGTTGCGATAACCAATGCCCCATCGATCGCAGGATAATCAACTGTTCCAACAATTTCTGTTTCATGATTCAGTGAAAAAGCATCATCTTGTAAAATAATCAAGTCACTTATTTCGCCATATTCTAACGTATATAAGCGTTTCTCTAATTTCTGATACAAATATTCCATATCTGCCAATAAACGTTCAGAAATTGAATTATGGCGCACTCCTTGAATGTCTACACGTGCATCCATTAACTCGGCTAACATCGTACCGCCAGGATCAACAGTTTTTAAAATATCTTTGATTGATTCGAACCATGAAGTGAAATCTGTTTTTTGCGCATCTCGCCACGCTTCGAACTCATCTTTTCTGGCATTCATCCAATCAGTAAAATCGCCCTTATTTTCGTTGATAAAAGCGGTCATGTCTTCGATTAAATCTTCGATGGACTGCCAATAAGAACCCATTTCGCCCTCTGTTTTAGAAGCAGCATTCACCACAAAATAAGAGAAATTCTGTGTTGAACCGATTAAATTGTCGCCTTTGTAAATACTAAAATAAGCTTCTTGTCTGTGTAACGACTGCATAGAATATTCATCAAAGGTATACTGAATAATCCCTTTTTTAGCATCTATGATTTTTGCTGCTCGTTGAATCGGGAATTTATTATTAATAATTGACTCTAAAAAAACTTTGCAGAGACTTAAGTCTAACGGCAAAGCATTTTCTACAATATTTACTTGTAATACTTCTGTGTTCTTATTCCCTTGCCGTACATTAATAATACCGACATAGTTATAAGGTTCAGTTGTACTTAGCGTTGCTTGCCATTTAACCATTTGTGCACTCCTTTCTAAAAATTAATTACATCACGTGGATTGATTCGTTGCCACTGTGCGCCTTTCCACACTTCAAAATGAAGATGAATACCTTTAGCAAGCCCAGTGGAACCCATTATCCCAACACGTGAATTGGTCGTTACTTTATCGCCTATAGCTAAATCAACAGAATTTAAGTGACCGTAATAGGTCCAATAACCATCATCGTGTTTAATGACAACATAATTTCCTCCAGTTCCATCATAAGTGACAGTTTCTACTGTGCCGCTACGTGCCACATAAACAGGTGGCGTACTTCCAGCAGGAACTGAAGCAATATCAATTCCACCATGAATAACGTTCGTTCCCCAGCCAATTTGATCCCACTCTTGCGTAATCGTATAGCTAGATCGTACAGGGTTCATCCACGTTGGATTACTAGGTTGCAACCCATGCAATTTGTTATACCAGTAAATCGCCATATCAATCCGCTCTGGATGTGTGACTGCTGGTCGCTCAAAATTGGCTTCAAACGCCATCGTAGCTGTTCCTATATCTGTTAATGCTTTAAATTGTGCAACTGAATATGGATAAGCAGAAGTAGGAATATACTGTCCGTTGTGCATATGCCAGTCTAGTAATTGAAGTTGCGTATTAATGTTTCGATAGTCACCACTAATACCAGCTTGTGCTAATAAACGTTGAACATATGCACGACCACTTTCACCAGCTACAGGTGATGTCCACTGAACTAAACCATAGCCAGGACCGCCACCACCTTCGTCAATGTCTGGCATAATGCCTGATTCTTGTTCCATATTTCCTAAAATACCTGCAGTTGCTTGTTCGCTATAACCTTTAGATTTTAAGAACTGCCAAACTGCCCAAGCGTTTTTCTCTTTTTCAGTAGTCAATTCTGGAGGTGTACCGCTACCAGTTCCACCAGTACCGCTTCCTGGTATAACTTCTTTACCTCCAACATATAATTTATCGAATTTACCAATAGTTCCTTTTAAAATACCACTAATATCTACTTCATTAGAAACACTGAAATTACCTTTGTGCGACCAGCTAGCATAACTATTCACTTTCCTATTGTCTGGATGAACATCTGCTGGTATTTGAATAATTGGAACTGATTGCCCCTCATTATTTTTACTAATCGTATTGATCGAAAAAATGTAACCATGTTTTTGTCTAACAGCGAAACCATTAGCTTTTTTTCCACTTCCATCATACGTAGCCTTAATGTCACCAAATAATTCACCATGAACATCTTTTAGGCCTGTGCTTACTCTTTTACGTTCAAATGCTACCTTTCCACCTTCAACCACAACTTGGAAATCTTTATTATCTAACGTTTTTAAAGCCACACCTTGTACTAAAATCCCTGTCAAAATTCCTGCTGTAATAAAATTAGCAACAATTGAGCCATCTTGAGTAATTGCCGTTTCAAATGGTCCATTTACACCGCTATTTGAATACCCAAGACCTCCTAGGTTCCAACGCCATACTTTTTTTGCATCATTCGCATTTGGTCTGTCCATAATTAAAATTTCTTCTGGTGCATCTTTAGGACGAAAACGAACATAGCCACCTTTTGTTCCTGTTATCCATTGAGTAGCGTTCACGATAGCATTCTGTAAATCCTCACTCTTTACTTCAAGCTTTTTAGTTATTTGATTAACTGCAGTATTTACTGAATCTGTGTAAGATTTTATTTCGTTTCCTAATACGATATTTTTATACTTACCTAAAGTAGGAAACCAGGTACACTCTGTCACTCTTTCTTTTACTCCAGTTATTCCGTTGTATTCAATATCGCAATACACAGTGTCCCCAAAATTCAATTTCATTATCTTACCGTAAAGTTTTTGATACTCTATAGTATTTTCTAAAGTAACCATATTGATTTCATGTGTTACTTTTGGTTCATGGATTCGTTCTTTGTCAAAAAGTGATTGTCCCCATTTTTTTAATTCCTCTACAGTTTTACATTCGCTATTGGTCCTACTAGTAATACGTCTATTTTCATCGGTTACCCCTTTTGTTTCTAAAAAAGCAAAGGTTATTGGCTCTTGATCTTCGTTATAATTAATATCTTCAGGTGTTCCACCAATTAAATAGAGACTGTTGGATACATTTAAGTCATCCACAGTCTCTTTTATTGATTCTAAATTAACACCTAAATCTATTCTAAAACCATTATCTTCACCAATTCTGTCTTTTAGTATAAGTCTGTAGTTATCCATATCTAGTTCGCCAGAAGTTACACCTGTTAAATTTTCATTACCGTTATTTTGCCCAATAATAGCCGATATTGGATTTACTTCTTTTGCGGTAAATTGATGTTTGGAATTGATATTACTTTCATAGATAAAAGGTTGCTTAAATGCTAAATTCGCTTTTAAGTTTTCCATAATCTGATTACCAGTACCATTAGCAGTATATGCCATTTGAATAAAGTTACGATTTGCCTCATACCCTAAATGTAAAGCTTTGATTGAAACAGAATGTAAATTTTTATCGACTGATTTTATTCTGAAATACTGCCATGAATCATTAGAAACTAAAGCTTTTATATAATAACCTTTCTTTAAATATTCTTTATTTTTGCCAACCAATGAATAATTACCGTAAAAAGAATATTCACTATTCAATGAACGAGTAATTTCAGGATCATCAGCCCAATCTAATAGAGGGATGCCATTTTCGGATAAATCTTTTGGTACTTTTTCATAAATGTAAATTGGATTAATCAAAAATATACACTCCTCACCTTTATTTTTATACTTGAAACACTTCCAGTTACCTTTACTTTATTGGTCCCTGGTGTCATTCGTATCCAGTTTCCTTTTGTTCGTTGCATTCTTCCCTCATGTACGCAAACAGCTAGTTCATTATCTAATGATAACAAGCCAGCAGGTGTATTTATTAAAATCAAAGTATTTTTACCACAAGTAATACTGATGTCACCGCCAGTAGATTGAATTTCAAATAAAGGGAAGCAAATTTCATCCCCATGATTGGTAATGTCATTCTCTCCTTTTTTTAGACTGACAAATTCTTCATTTACTTTTCTCTTTAGAGGTTCACAACGAAAATTTATTTCAAAAGTATAAAAAGTTCCCCACTCATTTGTGTATTCAACTTCATTACTAACATTGCATACCGCGTTAACATACAGGTTTTCATTATTATGTGTGATTAATTCTGACTTGCCACTAAGCCATCGTTTCACTTCCGCTAATCGGTCATAACTAACACTGACGTCTTTAATTTTGAAATCAAACGGTTCATAATCACCAAACCATTCATTCAATACCCTGTTACTACCTACAATAGTTATCTCGTTATATCTTGGTTTAGCGACAATTTCAGGCAATTCAGATTCAATAATTAAACCATAATCTATAAGAGCATTCGCTCCTTTCCATACAAAATTAGGCGTATATCTATCCATTTTTACACATCCCCTGTCGCTAAATTATTCCAAACATTCGCTTGAAACATTTTCCTGTTCAAACGATTAATTTCACTCGGATTATTTGCATCTACTTGGCCAATATGAACATGTTGTTCAATAGTATTGCCACCTTTCAAAGCACCACCAATTCCACGAGCTTTTTCTTCTGGTGACAATGGAGTTACAGTTGTCTTGCCGTTTTTAGCGGTTAAAAGTTCAGGACCAGCTTCACCAACAATGGCTTGACCATTTAGAATAGTTCCACCTTCTGCTAAATAAGGAATTTTTCCAATATGAAATCCTTTACCGCCAATTCCTGGCACCCATTTAGGTATTTTTATATTGTTTAATCCACCAATAAATCCATTGATTAACGTAATCATGGCATTGATTGGAGCTTTAGCTACTGCAGCGATACCTTCAAAAATACCACCAAAAATGTCAACAACACCTTGCCACGCTCTTGACCAGTCTCCAGTAAATACTCCCGTTACAAAATCAACGATACCGCCAAAAATACGCTTAATTGCATTTACGTAATCGCCAATAATTTTTGCAGCCCCATCCATGGCACCACCAATAAATCCTGTGATGAAATCAAAAGTAGATTTTGTCGTATCTTTCAAAACATTAAATACTCCAACCACAATATCTTTAATTACTTTAAAGGAGGTATTGATAAAATCCCTAAACCAACCGATTTTATTATATGCAACTACAATTGCAGCTACCCAAGCGGCAACCGCCGCAATTACTAAACCAATTGGTGACGCAATAAAAGCAATAACTGGAATCAAACTACTAATGGAACTAGCAAGTGTTCCTAAAACTACTAATACTGGACCGATAGCAGCAACAACACCAGCTATTTTCAGTATGGTTTGCTTTTGACTATCTGTTAAACTTCCAAACCATTCTGAAACTTTTTTTATTGCATCCGTTGCAGCTTGAAATGCTGGTAATAATGCTATTTGTACTTGTTCTCCAAGTTCCCCCATTGCTATTTTAAATTGATTTTGTGCCAACTTTGCTTGGTCAATTGGATCAAGAATATCACTAAACGTCTGATCCACAGTACCAGCTGCGTTTTTTGCTGAATCTGCTAAACCATCCATTGACAACGCTCCGCTATCAATTGCTTCTACCATTTTTGAAGCAGCTTTAGTTCCAAAAACTTCACTAGCAATAGTAAGTTTTTCTTGTTCCGTTGTGGCCCCTTTAATAGATTCAATTGTTCCGCTAAGCCCTTCTTGCATGGTTTTATTATCTTTCGCATATACAACACTAGCTTTTGCCAAATAGCCAAGAGTTCCTGCTGAATCAATACCGGCTTTTTCCATTTGACCTATTAACATAGTTGATTCAGAAAAACCAAGTCCCATAGCTTTGAGTTGGGGCGCACCTCTATTTACTGCATCAAATAACTGATCTACCCCTACTCCAGTATCTTGGCTAGTTTTAGATACTGAATCTAAAATCATTGGCAAATCCTCAATAGACAACCTAAAAAGGTCCATTGATTTTTTTGCATTGATAGTTGATTGAGAAACATCTGATCCATTAATTTCTGAAAATTTAAGCATTCGGCCTGTTGTATCTTCCAATTGCTTATCCATTAAGCCAAATTGAGTATTTACTTCACCAATACCAGTTGATATATCTTGCATATCCGCGGGTATTTGACCTGCTACTGTTTTAAAACTGGCTTGTAAAGATTCTAGCTGACTACCAGTAGCTCCTGTTGCTGTTGTTATATTATCCAAATATTCATCTAATTCTTTGAATGCGGCAATAGAAGCAGCACCAATTCCCATAATTGGTGCTGTTAATCCAACAGACAGTTTTTGCCCAACTGATTTAATTTTGTCTCCAGCTTTTTCAATTTTGGCTAGTTTTTCAGCTGTTTTTATTGATAAATTACCTTGCTCTTTCAAAGCTTCATTGGTACTTTGCAATGCAGAACGCAGTTTATTTTCACCTGTTTCTGATTCCAATAAACGCTTATACAGCTTTTGTGATTGCTCTGAATATTCACCAGTTTCTTTTACTGATTTTTCATATTCTTCACGTAATAATTTTGTTCTTTGTTCAGCTAAAGATAATTGCTTTTCAAGCTTTTTCTTAGTTGCCGTTAATTTTTCTGTTTGTGTTGCATCTTTATCCATAGCGGATACCTGGTTTTTGTACTCGGTAGCCGCTAAGTTCATTTCTTTGTTGATATCTTTGATTGTTCGAGAATAATTGACTTCTCCGTTTGTCTTAAAATTTAAGACAACATCAGATTCTTTCTTTGACACGTTAGCGCTCCTTTCCTACCACCAAGGACTTTTATCCATAGTCACACTTGCAGGTGGTTCAAACTCCGTATTACTCGTTAACCACTGTATGTATGACTTAAGCCACAAGTTCGGTGTTGATTTCAAAAAGAAACCCTCACTCCATCCTAAAAGAGTAAGGGCGACGTATAAGTAAAAAGCCCAGGGCGTTCCTACTTCCGTTTGTGTTTTTTCTTTTTGTTTTTCTTTTGTTGCGGAGTTTGATAATCTTGTGGCTTCTTGGATTTTTTTACATCATCAACTTGAAAATTCTGTTCTGTGAATACTTCCATGCAGGCCCCATAAACTTCAACAATCGTAGAATTCATTCCTAAGAATTTAAAAATTGTTTCTGGTGTTTCGTCTAATCCGCCAGTTTTTAACATGCCATAAATTAAAGCACGCATGATCTTTAAATCTGAAGCAGATAAATCTTTTGAAGAGATACGTCCACCACTCTTGTTTAGCATTGCGTTCATATCTTCTTCAAATTTTGAATAGTCGTCATCATAAATATCCGCAATATGCTCCATGGTTTCCATGGTTAACAAGATTGGGAACTGATGACCTTTAATTGTGACAGTTGGTGTATCTGAAACGACAATCCCATAATCAGCTAACTTTGCCATTATTCACCGTCACCCCCAGGTGTTGATGGAGTGACTAATTTTTTCCATTGTTCTTCATCGTAAATAGGTTGTGCAATGAATTTTTCAAAGTCCCCTGGTTTTGCACTTAATCGGTTAGAATCGAAACTTGCATACATAACGTTGTTATACTTCAAACCGTTAGCAACAAAATTAGCAGTTACATCGTCAATTTTTGTGTCATCTTCTGCAGTTGCATATTCTTCATCAATGACATTGGATAATTGTGTTTTTGGATACCAAACTGCTTTTTTTCCTCCGCCTTCAATATTTCCAATGAATCCAAATGCAAAGTAAGGAAATTCACGAGCCGTATTTTTTCCAAATGTTACTCCTGCTTCTGCAAGCAAACCTTTTATCTCGTCCATTACTTCGATAGGAATCCCCACGTGATCTAATCCAATCCCATGTTCTGTCTCGCGACTTACACGGCGAAACATTTTACTTGATGCCCATTTAACTAGCGCTGAGCCATTTCCTTTAATGGCAAGTTTTGTTGCAATAGCCAGTCTTATTACTTCACTATAAGTTGGTGCCACCCCAACTTCATCAGGCGTTGCCATCATGGCAATTAAGATGTCATCTAATCCTTCAAAATAATACACATCTTGTTTTCCCAAATTACTCATCCTTCCCATAAATTTAATATTTGTTGTGTCATGATTTTTTCAATCTGATCTTTATTTTGTTCAAACGTACCACTAGCAAAATGCTGGGCTTTTTGGTTAACAGAACCGTTTTCAGCAAACCGCCAATAATATGCAGTTTCTTCAAAAACCACTTGAACTCTATCCTCTTCTATAACGACTTTTACTTGATCAGCCATATGCTTTTTCTTTAATAGCGATCTAGGTATTTGAGGTAGTAACTGCTCTACAAAAAAACTCGCAGCATCTGTTAATGATTCTAAAGACAATTTTGTAGGATCTACCTGTGCAAGAGTTCCCAAATAGTCTGCCATATCTGCAAATCCATTATTATTGGCCATCTTCTATACACCTCACATACGTATAAAAATTCGTCACTGTATCATCGTTTTCATCACCCTGAATACCTACAAAATCAGCATAAGGAATACCAGCGTTTTCCAACGCATTTTCTAAATCCGTCAAATCTTTTTCTGTACCTGTTGTATAGAAAGAAATTTGATAATATGGCAATCGCCTATGAACTTTAGAGGAAGCCATCTTTTTACCTTTGCTAACATTGGAATACACGATATATGGATAGTCTGTTTCTTTTTCCGCTTTGTCACGTGTCACAGGTACACCTACTGTTTTTAGTGTTGCCCTTAATTTTTCAAAACTAATCGACATAAGCCAAACTCAACTCCATTTCTCGTTTATCCATATCTGTATAAATACGAGTGATTTTATAAGTCACAGAATCGATTCTAACGGCACTAAACTTTTCAGTGATGGATTTATCCAATCTCACTTTAATTCGTCTAACAACGTCCGTTTTCGCTTGCTGTGAAAGATATTTTTCTTGTGCGGTCACACCAATATCTTCGTAGAACAGATTTCTTTTCGATTTATAAACTGTAACTGGCCTATCGTTTAAATCCAGCGCTACTTCAATATTCAACAATTCAGCTTTCCAACGCAGATTATTGGTTTGTCTCTTCGGCATGTTGAATCACTCCTTGAATAATAAATGGTGTGATTGCGTTTATTGCCTTATCTAATTCATCTTCTGAAATACGATACTCATAGGCAATTCCTGCAACCATTAAAATTAAGTATTCTTCTTGCCCTCCAGTTGCAGTTTTTACATAATTTTTTGCCATATCTAAATAAAAAGAGAGCATAGAAGTATCCATGCCCTCTTCAAAATGAATATGTGCTTTAAATTTTTCTTCTAAAGATAATTCTTTTACCATTTTAGCTCTCCTTACGGATTAGGAATTACACCTAATTCAAGCTTATACATCGTAGGTTCTAAAGGACTATAAATTAACTGACCATCTAACAAATTATAAATCTTAATTCCAATATGATTTGTGTCTGAATATTTTTCCACTAAAGTTTGGGTTTCTAACGCACCTTCAACCTCTTGCATATGGAAAGACTTAGGATCGCCAAAATAAAAAATAGGCGTGTCAGTATCATCTGCTGATTTATCTGCAAACTCAGTGACAGTGACTGGGTAATTTAATAATTTACCATCAATTCCATCTTTTAATTGGTCCATGGGGCTGTATAGAGGACGCCCTTCATTGTCCTTCATTTTTTCAACAATAGATAATGCAGCATCATTCAAATACCACTTGCTCACACGGCGAACTGATGCTTTCACTGCGTTTTTAAGATCAACTAACGCATCAAACATTTCTGGACCGTTTTCTCCTGTGATAGCAACTACTTTTGGCGTTCCGTTGTCATCTACAGTTTTAGTAGCAAACACTTGCACCGCTTTCTTACTCAAAGCTCCATCATTAGTATTCTCAGGATCATCACCTCGGAAACAGTAAATCCCTTCTTGTTCAGCATATGCCTTGCCTAATTCTTCCATTACAATATCTTCAATAGCTAAGTCGGAACGTTTGATTAGTTTTTTAGTAATTAATGCTAAAGCATCAAATTCTGCAGGACTTAAAATGATTTCATCTAATTCAATTGTAGAGTCCTTAATTGGATCGTTCGTATCACGTTCTTTTTTGTGTCCATATGCTTTTGCTTTTTTTACCAACACTGGGAATCCTAATTGAGATTTAGTTGGATGCATTGATCCATCTGTACGCAAAGGATTAATTTCTTGAGCATAAGAAATAACTTCAGGTACTAATTCTTTAGGTACCGTAACTCCACCATTCCCTGTAACAATACCTAATGCACGTGCTTCTGACACATTTAACTGACCAATAACATATTTAGCGAAACCTTTACGTACTTGCTGAATTCTTTTTTTGTTATTTAAATTTGATCGTTGTTTCATACCGTTGCGGATAGAACCAAGCAATCCATCTCGTTGTTCTTGGCTAATCATTCCTGAACGATTTTCTTCTTCAACTTCAGTAGAACGGCCTTCACCATCTGTATCTGTTGCTGCAGCTACTGTTGTATCACTATTTTCTGAATCATTATTTTCATCACTTGATTCTTCATCCGTTGATACTTCATCTAGTTCTTCTTTGATACCTTTTAATTCATCAATTAAACCATCAATTTCTTCATTAATTGAATCCAAATCCGCTTCGCGTACTTCTCCTGATTCAATTTGCCCTTTTAAATCACTTAATCGTTGCTCGTGGCGAGCTTGTAATTGACGTAATAATTTTTTGTTCATGTTTTTTCCTCCTACGCTTCAAGCGCTGTTTTGATTTTTTTAATTAAATTTTTTCTAGTTTTAATATCTTGCTTCATTTCTTGTTTGTTTCTCGATAACGTTGCTTCGGTATCTTCGTAAGCAGGTAATGAAACAATAGAAACTTCATACAATTCGACTTCATTTATGGTTCTTAGTACTGGTTCGGAATTATAATCCCAAGTTTCTTCCGTAGGATAAAACCCAAAACTGCACTGATTGATATCGCCACGTGTCATCGATTGAATCAAATCATTTGCGATTGTTGTGTTTGGCAACTCAACTTCAAATCGTAGTCCCTTATCATCTTCTTCAAGTTTCAAAGTTCCGCTTTTTGTACGCCCTAGTACTTTGCCCCAATCATGATCAAATAAACAACGTACGTCTGAGTTTGCTAAAGCACGGCTAAAGGCCCCTGGCTTAATTACTTCATTCAGCCCATCCCATAACTCTGTCGGGCTATTAAATACGGCTGCATAACCAGTAACAATCTGTGTTTGACTATCTTCTTCACTTCTTGTGGTGAGGTTAGTGATGTCAAATGTCCGAATTTCCTGTTTCTTCATTCTTATCACCTCCCTTCAAGTCATCCTCTGTTGTCAACGAGTTATCTGTAGCATTTTTTTTGCCAATTTCTGTCAGATCATTTGAAATATAGACAGCTTGTGTTGCTGCAGTATTTTGTTTAGGAAAACCAAGCATTTCTGCTACATTGTCAGGACTTGTAATACCAGTTCGCACAATGTTATATCCTATATTTGTCTTGGTAGAATACGGTACAAAATCTAAAATATTAATTTTCCATTCCACTCGATAGCCAGAATTAGGCGTAAAAAAAAGAGCTGAGTAATGCTCGCTCTTGTTCTTCAGTATTGGTTTAATTGCTTTATTATGAAGATACATCATCGCTTTTTCAATATCTGATTTCATTAATGATTGATAGGTATTTACATCTATTCCTAAAAATTTCCCTAAGTCTTTTTTATAAACACCTAAATAATTAAGAATAGCGGAATCATCCACAGGACTTTTTAAAGTATCAATGGAATAACCTTTTCCAAGTGGAATCATTTTAACTGAATGATTACTATCGTCCTGAACACCTTCCAACTGATCTAAAATAGCTTTTACAATTTTTTGTTGGGCGCTGTTATTCGGATTAATGTGAGCATCCAGCTTTAATAAGAAAGCAAGTAAACCGCCTTTAGTATATTTATCTGTCAAAACTTTTTCAGCGCTTAGAACGCCTTCTAGTGTGCTTTTTGCAAGATCGATAATTCCAGCACCTTTTAAGGAATCAACACCGATATTTTTTATATGACGAATCATGTTTCCTGGTATTGGCTGACCATTCATTGAAAATTTTTCAATTAAACGATCATCAATGGTTGTTTGTACGCCGTAACCTAAATGCAGTTGATCATTATCAGTAATCGGAAAAGCTTCCCCATTAATTAGCAATGTGTTTGTTTCTAGTTTTGCAAATTCAAAACCAGTTAGATAATTGTTCGGTTTTTTTAATATTTTTAACAAGAAATGATTTTTTACTTCTTCGCCATCAGGACCAATCACTACTGGTTCAGCTAACGCAACTTGATTTGAAATATCTTGTACCAACTCATACACATCGGACGATTCCATAATTGATGAATCATTAACATAACGTTGCGAATATCTTGTTGAGTTTCCATAGATATCTTCAATCCATCCACGTTTTTCTAAAAATCCATATACTGCATTTGAAAATCTATCTCTTAACTTCAATTTCTCACCGCCTTTCTATTATCGATAGATAGAATCTAAATAATCGTCCATGTCATCCTCATTCACATCAATCATTTGTTCCATTGTTTCTTTATGCGCACAAAGAAAGGCCACAAATCCATCAATCTTTCTCTTTGACTGGTTTTTACTTGGCACTTTACGACCTTGAAAATCCATTTTGACAACCACATTTAAAGCGCAATACAAAAATAAAGGATTATCAAACATAATCCTTTGCTCATAAAATAATCGTTCGGTATCTTCAAGTGGTGAATTCAATACTCTTGCGTACTGATCAACTTGTATACATTCCAAGCCTAAGTTTTCCAATTTTTCAACTAATCGGTCACTCATCGCTGGATCATAATTGACTTGTTGAACATCATAAAAATCCATGCAATCTTCAATAAAATGAAATATTTGTTCCTGATCAATTAACTTACCGTCACAGAATTCAACAAATCCTTGTTCTGCTAATTCAGAATACGGCACATTATCTTCCTTTTCTCGAAAATCAATATTTTCACTAGGAATAAAATATAATTGTTTTACTTTGAGTATCGCTTTTCCTTCGGCATCCCATGTAGGAAAATTTAATGATACACAAGTTAAATCTCGGCTTTTAGATAAGTCCAAACCAATCCAACATGGCTCACCGCTTAAATTTCCTAATTCATTTGTAGAAACCAAACAAGGTTCCACTTGATCTTGTTCAAAGAAATTATCCGCACCATTAACAAACACATCTAAATGCTTCGTTAAAAATTCAGCTTTCGAGTGAGCGGAACGTTGCGCAGTTTTAAAGGCTGATTCTAAAGCAGACAAATCAACAGATATTCCCCAGTTAGGATTGCACATTTCCCAAACTTTTTTATCTGTCCAGTCATAATTTTTATTTGGCTCATAAATTAAAACAAAGTTTGAATCATTGTCATCACGCTTTAAGACCTCTTTTGCTTCTTTATAGACGCGAATACCAACTGAACTACTTCCCTTACCAGCTGTTGAAATATTAAACATTAACGGTTGCGGTAATGAAATTTGTGCTGACTTAAAGTTGTCGTACTGTTCCATTTTTTCTTGTTTATGCAACTCATCGTTTAAAACAAAATATGGATTGGAACCCTCTATGTTGTCAATATTCTTTGTCTGAACAATGAACTTGTTTGTATAAGCCATTTCTTCATGTAAATAGTCATACGTAATACTTGAAACGGTTCCTTTTGGACCTTTAAATATTTTAGTTCCATCTAATAAGACAGGATTATTTAGAATAGTAGCGGCAAAAGGCTTAGCAGCATATTGCGCTTGGGCAAAATCGGAAGCACATGCATAGCAATCGACGGATAAAGCACCTTCGCCATACATCGCATATCCTAACGCACCTACGGCTATTAATGTTTTCCCGTTTTTCTTTGGTATTTGTACATATGCTTCCCGAGTGACACGGACGACTTGGCCCTTTTCATTTTCCTTTAACCAACCATAAATCCAAGAATAAATGAATTTTTCCCAAGGCTCTAAAAGAAATGGTTTACCTACCATGTCGCCTTTCGTGTGAACAATAAATGATTCCACCCAGTCCATCATTTCATTTGCACGATCAACATCAAACCAAATATCTTTTCGTTTCTTCCATCGATACCAACGATCTATTGCTAAACGAACCGTTTTTGGATATTTCTTAGGATGCTTTCTAACTTCTTTCGCAAATAGATCGGCATAATTTACACCAGGTTCAATCATGTTTCATTACCTGCCTTTTTACGCCATTTATTTCGATGTTTAGCCAATTCATCAACAGGTTTTTCTTCTGGTCGTTTTATTTCTTCACCTGCTCTGGCTGTTGAACCACCAGTAATTTGTCTACCTGCTTTTGCTTTATTTGTTAATCCTAATAAATCTAAAGCTTTCATCTTTTTATCGGCCCAAACTTCAACTTGTTGCGCCAGTGGATGTTTACTGTTGTTTGTGGCACCAGCTTTATTTGTTGTTTTTTGTGTTTCAGGAAAACCTTTTTCTTTCCACAACATATATTTGTGTTGGTAAACTTCAAAAATATCTAAGTATGACTCAATCAATGGATCAAGAGTAATAGTGTATAAATCAGACTTGCGCATAATTTCTAAAATCCGTGCTTTTTCATGATTAACTTTTTCATCAATAATCGCTTTACGTTGCGCTTTAGTGGTCATTTTTTTATACACCCCCTTTTTATTTTTGAAATTTTGACCTAACGATACGCGTGACTCCCTCTACCCTATCTCCCAGAGAAAAATTTGAATTCAATTTGATAGGGGGGCTTGAATCAAAAATAAGACGGAAAAACTTTTTTCTCATCTGATTCATTTTCTTCAATCACATGACATTTTGGACACAACAAACGAATATTGTTTGGATCAAGCTTGAGCATTTCGTTCTTCTTGATTGGTATCACATGATGCCGATGCGCTTGCCTTCCGAATACAAAGCGGCCACATCTTTGACAGCAGCCACCTTCTCTTTCATAAACAAAATCAGCAACATCTTGCCATGCTTTTGTTCGATAAAACGATTTGTTCTTATGGTGATAAACATTTCCTTTCTTCTTCTTTTTTCTCGAACTTCTAGCATGTTCAGAACAATAGGCACCTCTTTCTGTTGTGTTAGAACAACCTTCAAATTGGCAATAGCGCATTATTCAGATTCTTTAATAATATTGAGAATCTCAGCTTTTACACGAACAGCACTTGGAATTTCAATATCATTTCGTTTCGCATATTCACGTAATTTTTTTACAGACATTTCTTCTAACACAACAGATTCATCATCAGATGGAACAATCTCATCTTGTTCTTCATCAGCACTTGCGGTTGTTAATAATCGTTCGCCTTTAATTCCATCAGTATCAACCGTTACATTCCCTACAGTAATTGGTAATCCACCAACATATAAATCAGCTTCTTTACTTAGCATTGACTCAGGATTTTCAGTAACTTCAAAATCAGGTTCTTGACCTTTAGGTACAAACACATTTCTTTTTTCTTCAGTATCCCAATACTCTTTGCCAGATGCTGAACTTCTAATTAATACACGCATTGTCTTACTTATCCCCTTTCAAAATGAAAACTCTACTACACTTAAAACAAAAAGGACTGCATATAAATGCAGCCCTCGTGAAAGGTAGTAGCGCCAATTTGTTTGTCCGAACATTTATTGACGATCTATTTTATTTAAGCAGCATTTGCTACTTATTGGCGTGACAGGAGTCGAACCTGCATGTACTTGATTAAAAAATCAACTGCTCTCACCAATTGAGCTACACGCCATACCAGAAGGAGCTACCTTCTAGCAATTGCTAATAAATCAAATTAACCTTTACACACTCTCGTCAGAATATTTTCCCATCAGGACGTAGCTTTTGCAGACTTTCACGGCTAAAATGATTATGTCACTGGCAAGGATTTGCACCTCGCATGATTAGATTTATCCGATGGGCCAAAGCCCTACATACGAACTTATACGTTGTTCCAATGTCTAATCTCACGTACGAGCGTCTACCTATTCCGCCACAGTGACTAAACTTAACTCTCGCAAACCTGTAGAAAAAAGAGAGAGGAAATTCACCTCACTTCTTTAGTTTTATAATTGGTGGTTTGCGAGAGAATCTAAGTGAGATCACAAGTGACTAAACGAAGAAAGTAGAATTTTTTTACTTCCTTGTAATCTCAAATCAAAAAAATAAGTAGGCAATCGTTCCGTTAATGTATTTGTGTAAGTGTGTCGCATTTCTTATTTTTTTGACACTATCATAATAACTCGTTTAGAAGGTATATGAAGTGTAGATAAAGTGTATAAAAGAGGTATAAAAAGTGTAATAAATGGCTACTTAAAAGCAACCAGTTCCAGCGCTGAAGCAAATTGAACAATGATCATATTAGATTCTTGTTTCACTGATTCTTCGCTGATGCAATTCCGTTGCGCTGCTAGATAGATCGGATTGCCGTTGATATAACGGTCATAGAAGATTCTTTTTCTTCGCTCGGTAACATCTGGTTTGTGCGGATGCTGAATCGCAGAATAACCTCTAACAAAAAGCTTATGAAGATAATCAAACTCTTCTTGTGCTTCTTCTTTCTGGATTAACATTTGCTCGGCTTCGAAAACGTTATTGGCCGTTGATGGCGGAACCAAAGAGAATGAAGCTGTTACTTTTGGTTCCCTCGGCTGGCCAACACGACATCTAGCGGCAAGATAGGCAGACAGGAACACACTGACGTTATGTTTAGTTTGTTCCATGTCTACATCCTTTGCATCTGGTGTTTCATATTTCTTTACGTCAAAAAGTACCATCCTTTGATTCCCCCGTTTATGGTATAATATTCGTGTCGAGAATATTACCAATAGTCGGAGGAATCCGGCTTTTTTTATTTTTTAGAATTTTGAGTGCCGTTTGCAATTGCTTTTTCTTGCATGCGACGCTTTTTCTTTTTAATTTTTGATTTTTTCTTACCCATGTCACACCTCCATCGTTATTGGTCTACCGTACTTTAAAATTTTCCAAGAACCAGCATCATGTGACATTGATTGGCCCATTTCATAGTGATGCTTATCAAATTCAGCTTCTTTTTTTGAAAGGTATGGTTCTGAATACTCAACATAAACGCCATCGACTTGCCTTCCTAAGATATAAACTTCTGGATAACTCATACGCTGGAACCTCCTAAATATAGCCCTAATCCCAAAATAAACGAGCATGAAAGGAAATAAACGAGGTCACTGCTTGTTATGTCATTGCCATACACGAAATAGCTCACGGTTGCTTTGGCTACAAGAATCATTATTGCAATGCCACCAACTTTATTTATTACTCTTTTCCAATTGCGTTTCATTTATTCACCATCTTTCCACAGCACGGACATACTTTCGTTTAGTATTGCTTCTGTTAGTCCCAATTCCTTGCTGTATCCAATTAAAGCAGCAGCTAACGTGAAGACAATTTCATTATCATCCATTCCTGTAGCATTTATACCGATTTCGTTTTCACCAGTTTTTGTTAATAAGAGTTGTTCCATTTATTTGACCTCCAATAATTCTGGATTCTCGTGGATATTTCCGATAACTTCATATTCTTCGCTGTCAATGAATCTAACAGATGTTAACTTGCCATTCCTTAACTTTTTTTTGAAGAATGAACCTTTTTCAAATGTAACAATGCTATCATTTATATGCGATTCGAAAGGAATATAATATAATACATCACCCTCAAAAATTTCAACGCCGTTCTTGTCTTTTACGCCTGTTGATTGCATAATTTCTACTTCATCAAAAGACCACCAATCGCCCCATTCTGTTTTTAGTTGCTCATCACCGAAATCAATTTCAGTGACTTCATATGTTTTATTCACTTCTTTTGCATATGCTCTAAATTTTGGAATCATCTTCTTCACTCGCTTTCTTAAATTACAACATCAAATCCCCAAGAAAAGCTTTTTTCATTTCTTTATAGATGGTTAGTTCATTTTCTGCCGTCGCTATTTCATCCGTGATATGATCCATCATCCGAACAAAGGCTTTTTGGGTTTCTCGATTGAATAACTCTATTGGAAAATTACCAATTTCCTTTTCTTGTATATTGATACCTGTTGCATACTTCGCAATAAATTTCTCGACATTTCTTTGTAGAATTAAATTAAAATACTTAGGCTCAATTCCATTTTGAGGAATGATCACAACTTCCTTTGTTGGTACTTCCCTAGGATATTCTAGAAAATCTATTTGGCCTGTCGTAGCCGATATTTGAATGGTTGATGTTCCAGCAGGATAAATGTATCCCGCTTTTGCCCTTCCAAATTCTGCCACATCTTCTAATTTGACACATTCAAAGTTATCAAAATCAATCATAATAGGCTCAATTGCTCCCCTTCCGTCGGTTCTGCTCTCTTTATTCGTCGTTTTGGTTTTTGATTATCCTTATACCCAACATGTTCCGAAAAGAATGAAGCAAACTCTTTTATTTGTCTATCAGCTTCTGGCGTAGTTCCGACTAAATCATTCATCATTTTGGCTAGCTCGATATTATTTTTTGCAATCTCTTGCTCTGTTTGTTTCATTTCTGCCATTATTTCAGATAATGGCTTTACAGTTTCTGGTTCAAAAGTATCAATATAACGTGGTATGTTTAGATTAAAGTCATTTTCTTTCAATTCTTCGATAGTAACTATACTGCTAAACTTATCAACTGCTTTTCTTGATTGGAACACTTCTAAAATTTTAGCAACATGTTCGTCTTCTAAAACATTCCAAGCCTTTTCCTTTTTAAATTCCTTGCTGGCATCAATGAATAAAATATCTTTATTTAATCGGTTCTTTTTTAAAACTAGAAGAACCGTCGGAATATCAGTATTCATAAATGCTTTTGCAGGTAGTCCAATAACGGCATCTAGCAGATTCTTTTCAATAAGTTTCTTGCGAATCTTTTCTTCTGCAGCACCTCGAAACAAAACGCCGTGCGGTAAAATAATAGACATCACACCATTTTCTTTTAGTTGATGGATACCTTGTAATAAAAAGGCGTAGTCTGCTTTTGATTTTGGTGCTAATACATCAAAATCCGAAAAACGCTCTTGTTCTAAATACTCTTTTAATGGATTCCAAGGGAGCGAGTAAGGTGGATTCATGATGACCGTTTCCGATTTAGTCGCTGGTACTTCGTCAACAATTTCAATAGAGCTAAACTCAGTTGATTTTGTTAATTTGTATATTGCTTTAAATTCACGGCTTAATGAATCACCATGCAGAACTACGGCATTTATATTTCTGATTGCTAAATTAAACAAGAGAAATGGCAATGCACGATCTGAAAACTCCTCACAATAAAACTGTGCATCAGGATTTTCTGCATATCGTTTAATTGTTAAACCGCCAGTTCCTGCACAAATGTCTGCATTGGAACGAGTTGGCCCAAGAACTCCACTGGCTACCCGAATAATTCCATCTGGTGTAAAATCTTGTTTCTTGCCTTTTCGGTCTGAATGTTCCGCTTGAAAATATTCTGTGAACCAATCAAATGATAGGTCTTGTTCTTCTTTAAAAAAGTTGGTAAATAGTAGTTCTCGTTCGCTTAGACTACTTAATATTTCAATCAATTTATAGGAAGCATGAAAGCTTTCATCAACACCTAGCAGTTCATTTATTTTTTCTGTTGTTAATTTCATAATTCCAAAGGAGCAAAAAGCTTTTTAATCGCGGCCGCAAACCTCCACTCCTTTCACTTAATTTAATTCCAATTCGATATTTTTTATCCAGTACAATGAAAAAACCGTCTTTTCATTTACCTAGCTCCAATTTATCTGGCGTTTCAATTAAATTTATGCGATAATATTCTTAAAAAAGAACGGGAGCGTAATAGATGTTTAGAGTTACTTTTGATTCACCAGAACTTGATTATTTTTTCACAGGACTGTCAGTTTATTATCCAATTATTCCAAGAATTGGAGATATGATTGAAATTCCTAGAAAAGAAGGAAAATTTTTAGTTAGGAATGTTACTATTTTCCCAATTACAGAAAATGAACAATCAGTAACTAGTGAACAATCATTAGCTGCTGAACTTTCAGTCCAAAGACTAGGTTAATTCTTAGTCTTTTTTTAACTGTGTTTTTAATACAGTCGACAAAATCTCCAATCCCTTCTACAAATTCACTGGCTCTTTTTTATAACCAGCATCAATCAAAATTCCCTCAATCACATAAAGGTCCGTTTTCTGCTTTAAACTAGCCTTAAATTTCTTGGCAATATTTCTAGCTGTTTCTAAAGAAACAACTTCATATGTTTTAGCCAATGCATCCGCAATTATTGCGGATGTTGGCGTATAATAAATCTCAAGCAAAATGAACACTCACTTTCTACGAGATTATTCTTCGATTTCTTCTTCATCATCTTCAACTGTCTTTTCAGGGAAAATGATGTTCTCTTTGTTTTTGCTCCAAGAATCTGCAAACGGTGCAAAATGTTGGCGTGCAAGTTCAACTTGGTTGATTAGATTTTCAACTGAAACATCATGATCAGCCGCAATTTCTTCTAGCGCTTCCCCTTCATCGATTCGATGCAACACACCACGAACGTTGATTGTTACTGATTCTGGCCATTCGATTGTGGTTGCTTTCTTGATGAATTCGTCAATGGTTTCTTTCGATACTTGCACAGCAACTTCTTCGACTTCTTGCACATCATCGCCCATTTCTAAAGAAGTCTGTTCTTCTTTTAGAACTTCAACTGTTCCGTCGTTGTTTACAACGTATTCGACATTTGGCTTATTCGTCTGCTTGTTAACTGGTACCTTGTATTCTACTGTTTCTGGCTCAATGGTCGTTGATACTGTTTTACCTAAAAATTCGTTTAAACTTTCATATTTCCCTTTTAATGAAGCGTTGCTAACCACTAATAACACTTCGATATTTCCGTTTGATTTAGATGTCACTTTTTTCACTTCTGGTCTGAAATTTACTTGTTTTGTCATTTTATTTTCCTACTTTCGTTTAATAATTAGTTGCATCTTTCCATTCGTAATCGAAATTATCGGTTATGAATGGTCTTTTTTCGTTTAAAGGCTTAGTTACACCTTGAGTGATCACTTTAAAATCTCTAGCACGAACAACAATCGCTTCAACTGGATGACCATATCGAAGGGCAAATAGACGAAAACGAAGCTTAACGGATTGGTCAATACCATACACGCCAAAAGAGTTTTTAATATCAATGACATGTCTCCAACTCCCATCTAAGTTTTTTATGATGAAGTCAGGTGAATAAGCTATCGCCGAAATTTTGCCTATACCATCCGCAGTTGGTGTAAGTTCGGTTAGTCTAAAACGCGGATGAACTTCAAAAGGTAACCCACAATTTTTGACAAACTTTGTATAAAAGTTAGCTTCCTTCTGGCTATCAAATGTGTAACCATCAATTGTGACTTTGTTTCCTCGCTTATTCAGGGCTGTTGGTGATTGCATTGTTTTAACTCCCTTTCCTTGGTCGCAGTTTCCGCTCGAACTGCTTTTCCATCTTTGTTGCATTCAGGACATGGAATAGGTGTTGCATAATTAAATCTGTCTTTGCCCCAAATCACGCGCTGATCTTGACATCTAACACACTTCATTCTTATTTAGCCCCTTTCATCCAGGCTTGATTACTTTTGGTAGCTTTTTCGGTCGGTTCCTTCTTATCAATCCGTTTAATAGATTTCCCTATATGTTTCTTTGGTTTTTCTGGCATTATAATGGCTTCCTTTACTTCTGAAACGGTTCCGCCAGATACGATTGTTGCAATAGCTGCTGTCTCTTTTTGCTCAAATAGCACAGCATCTTTTAAATTGGCTACTGGTCGACCATCTTTGCCAAGATAGGCTGAAATTTTCACTACATACGGCATTGAATGATTCCCCTTTCTATCGATTTGTTTTTAAGGCTTTAAAATGCGTTTTAATCCGTTTTTCTTTCTTTGTATCTATTTATATTCACTTGATTGTAAAACCGCTCTACGCTGAATATATTCGCTAAAAATAACATTTTAGATGCCTGCTACTCGTTTGTCTGATGTCCCTTCAATTTTCATCACAAAACCTTGTGAATTACTCATGATACGAGAAAGAATTCTCTCCCCATAAGCTTGACTCATTTCTTTACCAGTTAAGTTCGTAGTAAAAATAGTTGCTTTATTCTGCCGAGCTTCTACAATGCGATTCAAGGTGTCGTTATTGAAGTTAGTACTTTTATTCCTATCATCAATTTGTTTAACTCCCAACTCGGCTCCTAAATCGTCCAGAACTACTAAATCTGCGCTTTTGATTTCTGCCATCAAACTACCTGTTATCTCTTTTCTGGCTTGCTCATCATTCATCGCAAATTTTAGTTGTTCTAAGAGTTCCGCATAGCTAATAAATAAGCAGCGTTTATCATAGTTTGATTTCTCCAACACTTCCCAAGCCGTTGACATAGCTAAATGACTTTTTCCAACACCACTTTTTCCTGAAAGAATCATATGAATTGGTTTATTCAAAAGAATTTCAGTTGTGGCTCGATTTGCAATTTCAAAAGCAAGCTTAGTTTCTGTGTCTACTGTTTTGTATGTTTTAAAACGACAATTAATTAAATTTTTGTCGGTATAAAGAGAGCTGTACTTCAAGTAATTAATCGCTCTGGCTTTCAAACTATCGTTAAACATTTTCTCTGTTTCGAGGTCTTCTGCTTTTTTGCGTGCTTTATAGCCACATTCCATGCAAGTTGGCGGACATCTATCGGACCCATCCTTGTTTTTTGCACGCCAAGCATAAAGATTTCCTCCGCACTCTGGACATGGATCAGGTGTGATATAAAGCAACGTTTTAATCATTTTTGAAAATCCATCTGATGCCGACTTCATTCTTTCACTTCCTAAAATCCAAGATCATCGTAATCTGAATGACCTGTGTTTGATTTCTGTTGCTTGGTTGTATTACGTTCTCTTTTTACGGCTAAAGCTTTTACATCATCTAAAGTTTTAACGCCTTCTTGTTCCCAATTTCTCAAAATGCTTTCTGTATATTTGAAATTTCTAGCATTTGATTTTGCGGAAATTTTTAAAGCTTCACTTACTAATTCAGTTGATAAATCATTACACCAGTACTCTAAATTTTGAGTAGTGACCGAATTTAGCATTCCGAAAATTGATTGATAAAGTTGAAAAACTGACTGCTGCTCTTCTACTACTACAACATTCTTTTCATTCTTTTCATTCTTTTCATTCTTGTATGTTGTCAATGGCTTGTCACTCGATTGTCTTTGGCTTGTCAACGGCTTGTCACCTGATTGATAATCAGACCAATTTTTTATTGTTATAACGCTGTATCTAGCGTTTGACTGGATTGTCAATAATTCTTCATTTTCAAATTTCTTAAGCCATCTCCATAGCGTTCGCCATGCAATCGCTTTGTCACTCGACACTCCTTCGTTGTACTCTTTTGCTATCGCATGGGCTCCCGTAACGAATTGTCCGCTTGTCAAGCGTACTTCTTGACCATTAAACAAAAACTTCCTGTCTTCATGACTTGCTTTCATTAAACAAAGTATCCAAAGCTTGAACATATCGGAATTGGTCCAAACGAATGAATTAGTCACTTTTCGATACAATTTTATATATCCAGTATTCATTCGTTATGCACCTCCTATAAATCGTCCATACTGGTAAAATTTGTAATTTTGTTGTGTCCTCTACAATATTCACAAATTCCACAACTAACTGGTGCTTCCTCACCATTTTTAACTCGCACAATATGCTCGATGTTTTCTTTTAATTCTTCTAATTCGTAAATCATTTTTTCTTCACTAAGAGTGATGAGTTTTGCTTCACTAGGTGTTTGTTTCGAAACAGCTGCAATGAGAGGAAGAAAATTTTTGTCATATTGTTGTCGAAGCAGTTCGCAATAAACAGCCATTTGTAACACGTAACCGAAGCGTTCAATGAAGTTTGCTTTTCTGTTTAAACGTTCATCCCATTTCTTCTCATGCATATCTTTGGTTGTTTTGATGTCTACAAAATACTTTTCTTCTAAATTCAAACAATCAATTTTCCCTTTCCACATTGCACCACCAATTTCACCTGTGACGATCACTTCTTTTTCACCTTGATAAATATTTAAAAAGGCTTCTTCTTGTTTTAATCTTTCAATCATCTGCTCCGCAATTTGGAAATCTTTCAGTAGGCCAAACGGTTTTCTTGAAGAAAACATCTTGCTTTTATTTTCTTCTTTAAATGCTTCATGAATTTCTGGTGATTCAAAGTAAGAATGAACATAATTACCAACTAGCAATGCTTTAGGATCGTTTTCTGGTGTCCATTCGCCTTTTAACTTGGCAAGAGCTGCAGCTTCACATTCAAGAAATTTTTTATATTGAGAGACAGACATATAAGCTAGGTCCGCTTCTTGTGAATAATAATTTTCATCAGAAAGGATAATCGTCTTCTTCAATCGTTGAGACATCAGCTTCACTCTATTTCTGATTGGTTTCATAACCAGCCATCACATCTAAAGTTTCTTGAACTGGTTCTTCTAAAATTTGGTCAGCTACTTTCGTTAAATTATCTTTTTCAATTGGTTTGGCTTGTTCAATATCGGGTTGCTCTGGTACGTCAGCTACACGTGTAATTCGTTCATTCTCGTTTTCTTGATCAACAGCTTTTATATTGTTGGAAAATAGTTTTTCTTCAAGTACCGCAGCTTGCTCTTCTCGCTCTGGTGTTACATCTTTTCGTTCGAATTCATTTTCGAGTGTGTCTTTAGCGGCTTGCACAAATAAATCATTATCGTTACTAGTATTGATTAAATATTTAGCAGCTCGATTGATGACAGTTCTTTTTGCCATTTCTTCTGGAAAATCATTCTGAACATTTTTTGTTTTTGCTTTGCTCCATGACTTATCAATTTGTTTCTTTGTCATGACGGTTGTTACTTCTTTACCATTTGCTAGCTTAATAACCACATAAGCAGCCTTAATGTCGTTGTCTAGGTTTTCGAAGGCCGTTTCATGTTTAGCAACAACTAAGTCGGGACCATCCATAGCAATTTCAAATACATCGCCTTCTCTTACTACAACAGGCGTGATATCTGCCCCTCCAGTTACTCGATCTAATACAGCCATGGTTCCGAAATATGAGCGCATAAGCTGAACTTTATTTCCATATTTGATGAAATAACATTGTTTTTTAGCTGGCGATAATCCTTGGATGACCATATCAAGCAAGGCGTTAGAAATAGATGTTTTAGTTTCTGGATTGTTAGCTGCCAACTGAAGAAGGTTTCCTCCTGAATTGTTGGTTAGTTCAAAGAAAGCACTTTTCAATGCATTCTGTGGACTATAACCTGGTGGCATTTCTAATCCCTGCTCTTGCAATCTATTCAAATTTCCGATGACTTGTTCATCTAAAGATCGTTGTGTTATTTGTGTTAAATCGTTACTCATTGTCATTCTCCTCTTCTTCGTCATATTCCCATGTTGGCTCTAATGCTTCTTTTTCTTCTGGAGGTTCTTGTCTAGCCCCTAATGAATCAAATTCAGGCATTTTCACCACTCCCAAAATATTTTCGTTTTGTTTTCTTCAAGTTCAACGTGATCAAATCCTTCTGTTTCTAATTGAGATAAAAACGTTGATGTAAGACCTTTACTATTCACTACGCAACTTGTATTACCATTTGCTGCTGCAGTTCGAATTGATTGAATAATCCTATTTTGAGCATTCGCTAACATTAATTCGTAAACATCATCACTTAAACCTCTTACTTCAATCATTGCAGTTCACCTCGTAAAAATGCAGTTAGTAGTTCATCCATAGATTTTTCATTTGCAGCATCTTCGGCTTTTTCTGCTACACATTCTGGACAATCACAAGATTCGCTTATACTTAATTGCTCTTTTAGATCACCTACAAGTTTTTGCAAGAGTATAGCTAAACCGATAACTGAACCACAAAACGCAGTACTTCCTTGGCCTGTTTCAAAATTTGTAGCACATAAAAGAAGTTCAACATTCTGTGCCTTACATTCTTTTTCAAGTTCAATAATCATTCTTTCAATTTCTTTATTCATGTGGTACACTCTCCTTGAATTTGATATTTGTAATTGACCTACTTTGATGGCCGTCGAAGTGGGTCTTTATTTGTTGTTCCATCTTTTCATTCCTCATTATCAGACATCTTTTTGTAAATTCTTTCATACAGAGTCAATTGTCTTTCAAGCTGATTTAATGTATAAACGTTGTTGTGTTTGCGTTGATTAGATCGCATAAATCGCAAATTATTCTTCAATACATCGATTTTTTCTAGCACTACTTCTTTAACCATTTCAGTTTCATGTTCATTCAAAACCGATTTAGTCTTAGTTTTCATTTGTGGTGGTATAGCTTGTTGTCGGGTTGGTAAAACGGCTCCTGTCCTACTATCTTGAAATGTTGGTCGTGAGTTCATTTGTTGAATGGTTAAACTATTTATTCGGTTTTCAGCTTCACTTAATCGCTCACCAATTATCCAATTATGAAAACACAAGATAGCTACTGGAATTGCGACTATTCCTATTACGTCGAATACACCCATTTATTTCACCTCACGATTCTGTTTCCTCTTGTAATCTTCACCAGCGTTATCGGCGATCCAACTATTAAATGAACATAATTCAATGACAAGGTTATAAGTCATCAATACTAATGCATAAATCAACAAAATCTTTCCATCTGCTTTTGTGCCAATTAGTAATCCCACTCCAAAAATATATAATCCGTAGGTTATACTATTTAGGTTTCTGTACATTTTTTTCATTTTGTTTTTTATCACCCTTTCCTTTAATAGTGTACGTATGCGTGATGCCTGTTTTACGTGTCATAACGTTACAATATGCTTGACCTAATAAATCAATATTTACTTGATCTGCCATTTTATTCACCTCACTTGATATCTAATATTTTTTTGATATTCCGAACTTGCTCTTCTGAATGTCTACGGCCATGAAGAATATCTGATAAGTACGGACTTGAAATCCCTAATTGTTTCGCTAACCAAGATTGGGTTTTTCTTGCACGAATTAGTGCTGCTCTTACTTCAATAGCTAAATCTTGTGACATATTTATTACTCACTTCCTTTCATCTCTGATTTGTAAGCTAAAAAATTAGCTAATTTAATAAAATTCGTTGACACTTTCTAACACATATTGTAAAATGAACCCATAGCTAAATAAGACTTTAAAAGCCTTCTAAAACAATACTTTTACCGTTCCCCAACGATTTTTTAAGTTTTGTTTATAGGTTTTATTTGAGAACTTATTAGCTAATAAATTAGCTTACGTGATTATATTACTAACAAATATTGTAAATGTCAAATACTTTTACTAACTTTTTTTGTAAATAACACGTAACTAGAAGGAGAATGTTTTCATATGAACCTTTTGGAACGTATAAAAAAACTAGCAAAAGATAGAGATGTGTCTATTTATCAGCTTGAAGAAGAAATAAATATTGGACGAAATACTATTTATCAATGGAATAAGCGAACACCTTCTTCGGATAAACTTGAAGCTGTAGCCAATTATTTTAATGTTTCTGTTGATTATTTATTAGGGCGTACTGAAAATCCAAACCAAGCTGGTGCTAAACCATCTGATGATTTAGATGATGTACTGGATAACGTCATGAGTTTTGACGGTGAACCGCTTGATGATCATGACAGAGAAGTTATACGTGCATATTTAAAGGGTAGATTTGGGAAATAAGTTAAAGGCTGTGCTTATATGAAAAGTATCAAAGAATTAGTAGAAGAATATAATGTGGAGTTAGTTTTTACTACTTTAAACAAACGCGCATGTTTCGACCCTACTTACGGTATCATATTTGTAAATCAAAATTTAACACCATCCGAACAAGAAGAAGCAATATATCACGAGTTAAAACATGTCAAAGACCATTTAGATATCATGGCATTATATAAAATACCTGTTTTTCGTTCTAAGATGGAGGCCGAAGCAGAACAATATATGTTTAAATGTTTAATCGAAAAAAATGAAGGACAATACAATTACTCAAATGTTATAGCTCATTACAACTTAAAAATGGGACAAGAAATTTATTTGAAATAAAAAAAGCCCGTGTTGGAAACACGGACTTAAACCTCATTTTGAGATTTACTGACAAGTATATTATAACAGAAATGAGGTTTAATTTAAAAAATGAAAAAAATAGCAATGTTAGGATTAGTAACTAGTAGCATTATTTCATTGGCTGCGTGTACTGATTCAGAAGAAACTAAGACTGATTATGATAAGACTAACAGTAGTATAGTTGAAACAGATAGTCGTACGAAAGCTGAGTTTGCAACCATTGCTGAAAAACAAATAACTAAAAACTATGCAATTGATAATTTTAAAATTGATTTATCTAGCATCAAAGTTAGCCAGTTTCCTGATGAAACTAACGCTGAGACTGGCGAAGTATACAAGAATGTGATGAATGGTGGAGGAAAATTCACTTTCCAAGACAAAATTTATGATTTTTCGCTTATTTATTCAAAACAAGACGAATCTAAATATACTGTTCTTTATCTATATAGTCCATTAGATAAAACAAAAACTATGGAAATACCATTAAACAGCGATCAATAAAAAAAATAACGCACCCTCCGACCAAGAAGTTGTGCGTTAAAAATAGAACCAAAATAGGCTTATTTTGTTACGCCTATTTTACCAAAAATAATGAGGTGAAACAATGGCAAATGAAATAAAACGAGTTGCATTGTATATACGCGTGTCTACAGAACAGCAAGCCAAACATGGTGATAGTTTGGATGAACAACAACACACTTTAAATGAATACGTAAGACAACAAGGAAACATGAAAGTATTCAAAACCTATATAGATGACGGTATTTCAGGTCAAAAGCTATATCGTGATGAATTTCAAAAATTGTTAGATGATGTAAAAAAAGGAAGAATTGATACAATCTTATTTACAAAATTAGATAGATGGTTTAGAAATTTACGTCATTATTTAAACATTCAAGAAATACTAGACAAAAACAATGTTACTTGGTTAGCCGTTACACAACCTTTCTTTAACACAGAAACAGCAATGGGTCGTTCATTTGTAAATCAATCAATGGGTTTTGCTGAACTTGAAGCACAATTAACTTCCGAACGAATACGTGCTGTTTTTGATAACAAAATAAGAAAAGGTGAAGTCGTTAGCGGAAAAGTCCCCCTTGGCTATGAAATCAAAGACAAACATCTTGTTCCAAATGAAAAAGCTGAAATAGTAAAAGAAATTTTCCAGTACTATTTAGAAACTGGTAGTATGCGTGCCACTGTTAGACATTTAGAAAATCATTTCAATATGACAAGAGATTATCAAAGTGTTCGGCAAATGCTTACTAATAGAAAATATATTGGTGAATTACGAGATAATAAAAATTTTTGTGAACCTATTATTGATCGTGACGTATTCGAAAGAGTACAATTACAACTTTCAAAAAATATTCGTATGAATAAAAAACGCGACTATATGTTTACTGGATTATTAGTTTGTAGTGAATGTGGTTGTAATTATTCCGCCACGGCGGTTATTAGCCGATATGTACGCAAAGACGGTACGACAAACCCGAATGAAAGACATTTATATAGATGCACCAAAAACCGCAATAACGCAAAAAAATGCAGTAATAAAAAAGGCATATATGAAACCACACTAGAAAAATTCCTTTTGGAAAATATTGAAAAACAAGCAGAAGAGTTGTCTGTAAAAATGCAACAAGAACCTGACGTGAAAAAAACTAAGAATACTAACGATAAAATAAAAAAGAAAATAGATCGACTAAAAAAAGCTTATCTAAATGAGGTTATCTCATTAGAGGAATATAAAAAAGACAGAGAAGAATTAGAAGCACTTTTAATTCCTGAACCAAATAATAAAATTGCTAAAATTGATTTAAATTTATTGCATAACTACTCAACTGCCGAATTTAGAGATGGATACAAGCAACTAACTATTTCGGAAAAAAGCTCTTTATGGCGGCAAGTAATTAAAAATATTGTGGTTTATCCAGATGGAAATTTGAAAATAAATTTTTTAGGGTATTGA